AAGACCTCCGGTCTCTCCCCATTCACCAAGTCCGTAAATCCGATATCCATCCGGATCCCGTTCTTTACGCATCATCATGCGCCGGTGATACGCTTCATCTATGAACCGGTTCTGCAGGTACGTAGACTGGTGTGTGTATACATCATCACTTTTTATGTCGAAATACTTTGCTTTTAGCCAGTGCGTTGCTGACACTGGGTTGAAGCTGAATGTGATCTGGTAATACAAAAATGGATTGAATGACAAGTCACCTCTGAGTCGGTCATCGAGAATATCGACATCCGCTTCGTAAAGCTCCGTTGCTTCTTCAATCCATATCCATGTTAATTTTCCGACATCAAATGTGATAGACTTTACTTTTTCTCGCTGTCCATCATCTTTCATTCCTCGGAAAATCACTTTATTCCCAGTTACTTTCGAGATCAGCTCCATTGGATTACTTCTGATCTGCCAGAATAATCCCGCTTTATCTCCGTATATCTTATAAATCGCACTCTTCAACTCCGCATAGGTACTATCCTTGTTTGTTGTGTCTACTTTCCGGACACACAGAAGATTTGCGCCTTTATACTTTGGATCACCAAGTTTGATGATAAAATTCTGTGCAATGTTCACTGACTTCCCGGATCCGGCAGAACCTTTCGCCAGTCGGTATCGTTTCTTGCACTCATTGAACTCTTTAAAATTTTTGTTAAATCCTACATTAACTTGTTTCATCACCATCACCGTAATCTACCACAATCTTCATGTCCATATCTCCTGCCACATCTAGCTTGTCATTCCACATACCTAAATGTCTGCCAAGAAGCTCGAGCGCCTTCACCTTGTCGCATGGTTTCTGTTCTAATCCATCACGCCCCTTCTTAATTGTTCCTAGGGCTCGCTGCTGTTCTTCTGTAAGATTCTCTGTAAGCTCCAGCTCCACAGTCCGATACAGAATCGGTGCTCCGTCTTCTCCTACAAGTGGAACAATGTTCCCATTCACCTCTGCGGTTGCCTGTTTCTCCACTACTTTCGCATAATCAGAAGCCTTGGAAAAAGCAATTGCGGCCAGTTCATTTAAAACCCGATCCTGCGTGATCTCCGTCCGCTTCTGCCGCTCTTCCATTCTTTCGGCAATATATTCTGCAACCTTAGCATTTCTTAGCAACTTACTTCCATTTACTGCTGCTGACTCTTCTTTCTTTACGCTTGGATATGCGACGCGGTAAGCCCGTGTGGCATTTAGATCAATCAAGTACTCATCTGCAAATATTTTCTGTTTTTCTGTCATAGGACTCACCACCTTCCATTCTGTTCTATTCTGCATAAAAATAACTATACACCTTAATCTATAGGCATATAGTTATCGTCAATTCATGTCGTTATAATGTTATCTTCATCATTCCGCAATAATCCTCAAATGGGAATTTTATATTATACTCCTTGGCAATTTTCATTGCTCTTCGAATAATATTTTCCTTCTCCTTATTCGAATATCCATTTAGTTTAACCACTTCATTTAGATATATTGCCGTCATAAGTACGGCAAATGCGTCTGCGTCTATCTCAGATATCTGCGACCTATATTCTTCTAGGCTCACTATTCCAACTTCTTTATACTTTGAATAATAAAAATCAGAATCCGTTACCCATTGCCATTTATGTCTGACTTCATGAGCAATGTCATAATACGCATCTCTAGTTCTTGCTTCCACGCCTATATAAACAGTGTCAGTTTCAGGATCGTACCATGAACTCCCATAGCCTCCGTGTTCTTTGTACCTTATACTTGGGGTAGTAATGTGTAAAAATTTCGAAACTTCTCTTGCGAATTCCACCAATTTCTCAACTTGTTCTTTCTCTTCCATGCGTTTTTCCTCCTCATCCTGCGCCTAACAATTACCACGCATATATTTTACAATGCCCCCTATTCTCTTTCAAGCAAAAGTACCCATCAACTGGATGCTAAGAATTTAGGATTACTGCTATGAAAATTACAAACGCCAACAAAAACCAAAATAACCAAGTACACAATCAAAATTTATAAGAAAAGGGGAACTTGCAGTAGTCCACAACGGGTATAGCAGGATTCGAACCTGCGACACATCGGTTAACAGCCGATCGCTCTCCCAACTGAGCTATACACCCGTAGGATGCCTTTTATTGACATCCTTTACCCTATCCGCACTCGGGCACTGACACAAAATATAGATTGCTGAATCTATTTGTTTGTTTTGCAGATCTGCGGATATCTGCGTTTTGGTACCATTGCAATGTAAGTCCGGTGTGCACTCCCAGAACAGACCTCAGCTGTGCAGCCTGCATCTTACATCACAAAGCCGTGTGCAGGGGTCGAACCTGCTTGTCCCAACTGACCACGGCATAAAAACACCGCCAGACGAGAAAGGGTGAAAGTCCGGCGGTGCCTTGAATGTAATTGGAAAGAAAGTTAATTGCTAGAGCTTAACTTTTAACTCCATGTTATACTATATATTATTTAAAACGAACAATGTGAACAAAACGAACAAACTTTTATTTTTCTTTCATCCACCTCTGAAATTCCATTCTTGCACTATCTCCTGTGCAATTTCCCTTCATTTTCGCAGCCACTTCATCCCACGTCAGTCCTTGCATGACCCTGAACCGGATAATCCTCTGCATCCTTACCGGAGCTTTATTGATTACTCGCTCTGCTT